TCTGACGACGATTTCCCTTGGCACACGTACGACGGGCCGGTCCTGAACACCGCTTGGCACATCGCCGATGAAATCGATGGCCGGTGGCGCTCGAAGGGCTTCAAAGGGAAAATGATCCAGGCGATCGAGCCCAGCGACTTTAACTGATCCTTTACGTTCACATGACATCATGCTGGCGGGCCCATAGCCCGTACACAGGAGATATTCATGGCTGACGGATCCAAGGGCGGCAAGGCCGGCGCCGAGGCGACTGAGAAGTCGCACAATGTCGAGTTTGCCAAGGGCGGCAAGACCAAGATGTTCAGTGAGCAGGCCGCTGGCGAGCAGACCCCGGGCTACACGGAAAAGACCGAGGACTCGGCTCCAGGCGAAAAGTTCGCCGCGGGTGGCAAGGGTAAAATGTTCGGCTATGCGGGCTCACAGCCTGCCGAGGCGGGCAAGACGAGCGCTCGCTAATGGCCGGCCCGAAGCTCTCAATCGGTGCCCCGAAAGGTGGCATCAAGAAGGTTGCGACGCCGCCAAGCCGTGAATTCGTGCTTGGCTCACGTCCGCCGGGCTTGCGCGCGCCGCCGATCCAGCGCATTAAGCCACAGGCGGGGATGACCCAGTACGGGAAGACTCCTGCCTCTGCTACGCCGGCCGGCGCCAACGCGGGCGATACCGGCCAGACACCGTGGAGCTGACATGCTGAAGAAACACATGGCTGCAGGTAAAGGTAGAGCTATCGTGAACCAAGGAAAAGGTTCGCAGTCCCAGCCACTTACGTCACAGAACAACCTCAGTCAGTCAGGCTCGGACATGCCTGATTCCACCATGAACAACTACGCTAAGGCGACCCCGATGGCGCAGCCAGCGCCCCCGGCGCCTGCTCCTTCCGTTCCCCAGCCCGCGCCTCCGAATACTGGCCTTGGATCAGGGACATTTCCGGGTGTAACCGGGTAACGATGTCCGCGCTCTCCCCCATTGAGTCGGCTGCCCTCTACATGCGCAACGCCAACCCCACGGCGTTCGAGGATTTTATCAAGGAATTAGAGAAGCTTACCGAAAAATCGTTGGATGCCATGCTGTCCGCGCCGCCCGATGCCATCCAACTGGCGCAGGGAACATCGCGCGGATACCGGCACGTATTACGAATTTTTAAAGAATGCACGATAGAACGGCCTAAGCCCGGAGCGCCTGTAGCGCCATTGTGACCGCCCTCCGCGCCAGGAGGACGTCATGGCCCAAGATCTGCTCCCAATCGATCAATCAGTCAAAATCCCAGAAGCCGTCAAACGCGCCGCAGCCATAGCCGACCGACACTACGCGAAGGCCGCTGCCCCAGCGTCGGAACCTACGCCCGCACCTGTGGCGTCACCTCAGAACCCTGAGGACCCGTTCCGTCCGAACCCACCCCAGGCTACCACACCGGAATCAACGGAGCCGCGGCCGCTGCTCACGCAGCCGCAGCCCGAGCCGGTCCAGACCGCGCCAGCGGCGGACGCCGCCGCGCCGATAAACGCCCCTGCACCCGTCGTCGCGCCCGTCGCCGCGCCGGCGGAGCCCAACTGGGAGCACCGGTTCCTCTCCATGCAGGGCCGGTACAACCAGTCCCAGGCCACTATGGGCGGTATGCAGGAGCAAATTGGTGAGTTAAGTCAAGAACTTGCCCGGATGCACCAGTTGTTCGAGGGGCGCGCGCGCGCGGCCCCGCAGGAAGCCCAACGGTTGATCACGCCGGAAGAGGTGACGACCTACGGGCCGGAGCTCATCGATCTCACCAAACGAGCCGCACAGGAGGCCCTCCAGCCGACTTTGGATGCTATCCAGGCCGAAACTAAGCGCACCCGACAGGCCGAAACGCGGCGCCAGGCGCGCGATGTTTACGCCTCTTTGGACACTTCCGTGCCCGAGTGGCGGGGCATAAACGAGAATGCGGAGTTCCTAAATTGGCTTCGTTTACCAGATGTTTACTCTGGTGTGCTACGAGGGAAACTCTTGAAGAGCGCGTTCTCCAGCGGCGATGCCCCTAGGGTGACGACATTCTTCAAAAACTATTTAGCTGAGGCGCAAGCCACGGGCCAGATCCCAGCCCCGCAAAACCCAGCCGCCGCATCACCGGCGCCTAGGGTCGCAGCGGTTCCACTGGTGAACTTAGCAGCCCCTGGTGCATCGCGACCGGCCACTGACCTTGGTCAGCAGCCCGTCGACAAGCCGATCTTCACCCACAGACAAGTTGCTCAGTTCTATTCGCACGAAGGCCGTCAGCGTTATGTCGGCCGCGAGGCGGACCGGGTCAACGACGAGAAGGAAATTTTCGCCGCTCAAGCAGAGGGGCGGATTCGTTAACCGGGGGTCGAGGGGCCCCCACAACAGGGGGCTCAAATGGGCATTCCAAGCGGTGCATTCCCCGGCGCAGGCGCCGGTACCACTCCAGCCATCTACCCAACGGGTAGCGTGGGCAACAACCTGCAGGCCACCGGCTTCATTCCGGAAATCTGGTCTGGCAAGTTGGTGGAGAAGTTCTACGCCAGCACGGTGTTGGCCGCGATTTCGAACACCGACTACGAGGGTGAGATCAAGAACAAGGGCGACCGGGTGAGAATCCGTACGAAGCCCACGATCACCATCCACAACTACGATGCGGACGGCTTGCTCGGGCTCGATCGCCCAACAGGCGGCACGGTCGAGTTGTACATCGGCAACGGCAAGTACTTCTCGCTGGTGCTCGATGACGTGATGGAAGTTCAGAGCGATCTGAACGTGCTCTCCATGTGGTCAGACGATGCGGCCCAACAGCTGAAGATCAGTGTTGACACCGACGTCTTGGCAGGCATCAGCGGCCAAATGGTCGCCGCCAACCAGGGTGTCGCCGCCGGCAACATCACCGGTTCGTTGAACCTCGGCGTCCAGGGTTCTGCCCTGGCGGTCGTGGGCCGCAACGCCGGCATCGGCCAAGTCGAACTCTTGGACGTCCTGATGCGGATGGGCCAGGTGCTCGACGAGCAGAATATCCCAGAAATGGGTCGTTGGGTTGTGTTCCCAGCTTGGGCTGGTCGCATGATCAAGCAGTCGGAACTGCGCCAGGCGTACCTGTCGGGCGACAGTGTGTCGATGCTCCGTAACGGACGCCTCGGCCAGATCGACCGCTTCACGCTGTACGTGAGCAACTTGCTCCCGAACAACAGCACCGACTCCGCGCAGTACAATTCGGGCGAGTGGCCAATTTACGCGGGACATGCGCATGGGCTGACATTTGCGTCGCAGATCTCAAAGGTCGAGACATTAAGGTCTGAATTAACATTTGGTCAGATCTTACGCGGACTTCAAGTTTACGGGTACCAAGTTGTCGATGGAAAAGCACTGGTACAAGCTCAAGTGACTCCAGCTTCATAAGAATTTCCATTCTTGTGAAACGAGTGTTTGAAAACTAAAAACCGGCGGGAGATGATCCCGCCGGTTTTATTTTGTCCTAAAGTTAGGTCACTTGACTTTGAATTTACCTGTGATACAAAGAAAATAACAAACACAGGAGATCGCGATGCCACAGGCCACTCACACGTACCCGAAAAACCGGGCTGCCCGCGTTGATCGCTCTAAAATGACGGTAGAAGAATGGGCAGCGCATAAAAAGAAAAAGGACAACGAAAGATGTGCCCGATGGAACGCACGCAACCCTGGAAAAAGTAAAGCCGCCCTGCGAAAACGTCGTGCAGAAAATCCATGGTATCAAAGTCTTTTTGGGTGTGGCCAACGAGCGCGGGACAATGGTCTTGCGTATGATTTGACAACTGAGTGGGCCCGCCAAACATATACCGGCTTATGTGTCCTCACTACCGTTCCATTTATTGTCTCAGCTCAGAGTCCAGCTAGTAAAAGTGGCATTCGCCCCTATTCTCCAAGCATTGACCGGATTAACCCCTTAAAGGGATACACGCAAGACAATTGTCGGTGGGTGTTGAGCGCCGTAAACTCCTTCAAGGGAGAGATGTCGGATGCAGAAATGCTGACGCTTGCAAAGGCCCTAGTCGACCG